CCAACCTTCAAAGTCAAAGTGTCGATTCCGGTGGCCGGCGGCAAGCCTGTCGACGTCGAATTCACCTTCAAGCACCGTACGCGCGAAGCGTTCAAAAAGTTCATCGAAAGCCTGTCCGACCGCGAGGACGTGGACGTCATCCTGGACATCGCCAGCGGCTGGGACCTGGAAGATGCCTTCGATGCCGATTCGCTCGAAAAGCTGGTCGAAAACCACATCGGCTCCGGCGTCGCCATCATCCAGACCTACATCGGCGAGCTGACTGCGAACAAAGTAAAAAACTAAAAGACGTCGCCACGGCGATGTACGAGCCAGCTCCGAACGCGGAGGAGCTGGCCGCCTTCGGCTTGACCGCCGAGGACGTGGCGGCGGATCCCGTGGACATTTGGCCGGACAACCTCGCCGCCTACCAAATATTCTCGTTTATGGGCACGCAGTGGCGCGTTGGCATGGGTGGCGCAACAGGCCTTGACTACAACGTGATGTATCGAAAGATGGATCGCCTCTCGCTGTCACCCGCCGATTACGACGATCTGGAAGCCGACCTTCGAATCATGGAGATGGCGGCGTTGGACTGCATGCATCAGAAAACCTAGCCGCCTTCGGGCGGTTTTTTCATTTGGAACCCTATGACAAATACGATTGGCGGCGCGACCATTGAACTGGGGGTTGACTCCAGTGGCGTAGAGTCTGGCTTCGACCGTGTGGACAGCGCCGTTCGGCGCACCGGCCGTACGCTCGACAGCCTGCGCACTCAGGGTGGCGGCGCGCTCGACAGCATCGGCACCGGCGGGGCTGCGGCAGCCAATCGTGTTGATGCCGCAACGCGCAATATTGCCGGAGCGGTAGAGCGGGCGAATGCCGCCCTGATTTCCGGCAAGAAGTCCGGTGCCGAGTATTTCGAAGAGCTGGGCCGTAGCCGCGGCGCCGACATGATGAAGCTGGCTCCGTTGATTGCGCAGTTGCGCGAGACGGAGGCGGCCCAACTGCGGGCAAAGGCATCGACCGAGGCCGCCGCTGCGGCCCAGCAGAGCGCGGCGGAAGCGGCGCGCGCGCAAGCGGCCGCCCTGCGTGAGGTTGCTCAAGCGCAGTCCGGTCGCGATTCGTTCGTCGCCGGCTTGCGCGAACAGATCGCGCTGTACGGGAAGACCACCGAGGAAGTGTTGCGCTACAAGGCGGCACAAGCCGGCGCCGCCGAGGCTGCAGGCCCGTTGATCCTGCAGCTGCAAAACATGCGTGCCGCGCAGGAGGCTATCGCCGAATCAGCCCGGATGGAGGCTCAGGCGCAGCGCCAGGTGGCACAAGCACAGGTCAAAAACGAATCATTCCTGGCCGGCCTGCGCGAGCAGGTTGCGCTGTATGGCAAATCGACCGAGGAAGTTCTTCGGTACAAGGCTGCCCAGGCCGGCGCGTCCAGCGCTGCCGAGCCACAGATTCAAAAACTGCAGCAGCTGAGGGTTGCGCAAGAGGCTGCGACAGAGGCTGCCCGCCTGGCAGCCGCCGCCCAGCAGCAAGCGGCGCAAGTGCAAGCCTCGGGTGCCGCGCTGGTAGCCGGCCTGCGCGAACAAATTGCTCTGTACGGAAAATCGACAGAGGAGGTAATGCGGTACAAGGCCGCCCAGCTTGGGGTGGCCGGCGACGCCGAACCGCAAATCCAAGAGTTGAAGCGCCTCAAGGTTGCTCACGACGCCGTGGCGGAAGCGGCCCGGCTGGCTGTGTCGGCTCAGCAGCAGGCGAGCCAGGCTCGGGCCAATGGAGATAGCTTTTTGGCTGGCCTGCGCGAGCAGATCGCGATTTATGCCAAGTCGACGGAAGAAGTTTTGCGTTACAGGGCCGCCCAGGCTGGCGTTGCCGGTACGGCCGAGCCGCTGATTAGCGAGTTGCAGAGGCTGAAAACTGCTCAGGATGGCGTGGCGGAGGCTACCCGCCTTGCCGCATCGGCCCAGGCTCAAGCGGCGCAAGTGCAAGCCTCGGGTGCCGCGCTGGTAGCCGGACTGCGCGAGCAAGTCGCCCTGTATGGCAAGTCCACGGAGGAAGTGGCGCGCTACCGCGCTGCGCAAGCGGGAGTTGCAGGCACGGCCGAGCCCTTTATCCAAGAGCTGCAACGACTGAAAACCGCCCAGGATGCAGCGACAGCAGCGGCCAAAGCCTCGGTTGAGGCCCAGCGCGCCGCCGCACAAGCGCAGGTCAAGAGCGACTCGTTCGTCGCTGGCCTGCGGGAGCAAGTTGCCCTCTATGGGAAATCGACAGAGGAGGTGCTGCGCTATAAAGCTGCGCAGGCCGGCGCAGCAACCGCTGCCGAGCCACAGATTCAAGAGTTGCAGCGCCTGAAAGTTGCACAGGATGCCGCAACCGAGGCGACGCGACTTGCGACTGCGGCCCAGGTGCAGGCGGCTCAGGTGCAATCGAATCACGATAGTCTGCTGGCAGGCCTGCGCGAGCAGATTGCCTTGTACGGCAAGTCCACTGAGGAGGTCCTGCGCTACCGCGCTGCTCAGGTCGGCGCCGCCGGTGCCGCCGAGCCGCTGATTCAAGAATTGCAACGCCTGAAGATTGCGCAAGAGGCGGTCACCGAGGCGGCGCGCATCGCCGCGGCGGCTCAGCAGTTGGCCGCGCAGCAGCTGGCCGCCGGTCCGGCAATGGTGGCGAGCCTGCGCGAACAAATCGCACTGTACGGCAAAACTACCGAGGAGGTGTTGCGCTACAAGGCGGCACAAGGTGGCGTCGCCGGCCTCGCCGAGCCGCACATCCAAGAACTGACGCGCCTCAAGCTTGCCGAGGAAGCCGTGACCGTCGCCGCTAAAGCAGCCGCCGAGGCGCAGCGCCAGGCCGTGGCGGCGCAGACCGGCCGCGATGCGTTCGTTGCAGGCCTCCAGCAGCAGGCCGCCGCCATCGGAAAAAGCCGTTCAGAACTGCTCGAATTGCAAGCCGCGCAGATGGGCGTCACCGCCCAGGCGGCCCCATTTATCGCGAAACTGCGCGAAGTCGAGCAAGGCCTGAACCATGCCGGCATGTCCGCGCGCGCCACTGCCGCTGCAATGCGCGGCGTGCCGGCGCAGTTCACCGACATCATCGTCAGCATCCAGGGTGGGCAAAATCCGCTGACTGTGCTGCTGCAGCAGGGCGGACAGTTGAAGGATATGTTCGGTGGCCTTGGTTCTGCGGCAAAAGCGCTGGGCGGCTATGTGGTTGGCCTGATCAACCCGTACACCATCGCCGCGGCAGCCGCTACGGTGCTGGCGGTGGCATTTATCCAAGGGCGCAACGAAGCAATCGCCTATAGCAAGGCGTTGATCTTGGCCGGCAACACCGCCACCACCACGTCTGGACAACTGTCAGACATGGCTCGCAATATCAGTAGGGGAGTGGGCACGCAAGGCGCTGCTGCCGAGGCGGTGGTTGCCATGGTCGCTACCGGCAAGGTCACGGCTGACAACCTGGAGCAATTCAGCGCCACGGCCATCAAAGCGCAGCGCGCGCTCGGTCAAAGTGTCGGCGACACCGCCGCGCAGTTCGCCGACTTGGGCAAAGCGCCCGTTGCCACACTGCTGAAATTGGACGAAACATACCACTTCCTGACGGCCGATATTTACAGTCAGGTAAAGGCGCTAGAGCTGCAAGGCCGCACCGTTGAGGCCGGCACGATGGCGCAAAAGGAGTGGAATAAAACGCTGGGCGATGTATCAAGCAAAGTTACAGAGAATCTCGGGAGCCTGCAAAAAGCGTGGAAATTTGTGGGCGACGGCGCCAAGAAAGCATGGGATAACATGCTCAACATTGGCCGCGAGGATTCGCTGGAGGAGAAGCTTGCTGCCGTCCAAAAGCGCCTGACTACATCAGTTGGCGCAGCCAGTGGCAAGCTGCCGAACGGCCTGACCGCCGGCGCCGAGACGCGCAGCCCTGCTTATGCCAAGCGCCTGGCTGAAGACCTCGCGCTTGAAGCGGCGTTGAAAGGCCAGATCGCCACTGAGAAAGCCGCTATTGCGCCAAAAGAGGCTGCCAACAAGCTGCGAGAGGCTGGCTTGAAATGGACGCAGGATGAGGAAAAATACCTCACGCGCGTACAGTTGCGTGAGCAGGAAATCGCGAAGACGCGTGCGCAAGGCGCCGCTGCTGGCGTCTCGCAAGCCGAGGTCGACACGCGCCTCGCTGCCATTAAGCTCCGATACGCCGACACCTACAATGTCGCCATTGACACGCAGATCGAATTGCTGAAACGTCGTGGCGTAGTGGAGGAGGAATCGGCCAAGCGCTCGATGATCACGCTGAATGCAGATCGCGCCGCCGGGCTTGCCACCAGCCTGCTGGCTGAGTTCGAATATGCCGATAAGGTCGCAAAGATCGACCTCGACGCCCTCGCACGCAAAAGGGCCTTATTGTCCGCCGAGCTTGCGCTCACGGCCGCCAAGCCAAATAGCAAGAAGGAGCAGGCCGGCTTGAGCGGCGCGATTGCCGAAGTAGACGCGCAGGCGGTGACCCGCACCCTGCAGTTGAAAGAGGATATCCGCGTCCTCGACATCAAGGATGCCAAGCAGGGCGCGGCGAATCTCGCCGACCTGGCGGCCGCGCGCGCCACTGATCTTCAGTCGCTGCAAAGCCAGCTGCAGGCGCAGAAAGATGCCAATACCCTGATCGGCCTCAGTGCGATCGAAGTGAATAAATTCAACCAGGCGCTGGTCGAAGAAGCTGCCGTGCGGCTGGAAAACCAAGCGAACATCATCGGCGGCAACGAGGCGCGCGCCGCCGAGGCGGCGACGATGCGCGCAAGCGCAGTCGTAATGCGCGAGTTGGCGGCAGAGCAGGCGCGCGGTCGGGGCCTGAGCGCCGGTACCGACGTCGCCAAGGCAAAAGAACTGCTCGACATCCTCGTCGCCGTGGACAACGCGGCCAAGCAGGCCGCGCAGGGCATGACCGAGTCATTCGGCCGCGTTGGTTCCGCCATTGGTGGACTGACCACGGCGCTGACCGGCTACGCGGTGCAGCAGCAGACGATTGCCGCTCAACTGGCTTCCATCAAGGCCGATCCGAAAAGTGACGCCGACAAGATCGCCCAAGCCGAACTGGCTGCAACGAAGTCGTCGGCAGCCGCGAAGGTTAAGTCGTATGCAGACATGGCCACTGCGGCGAAGGGCTTCTTCAAGGAAAACACAGCTGGGTACAAAGTCATGGAGGGAGCGGAAAAAGCATTCCGAGCCTATGAAATGGCCATGGCTGTCGAGTCGATGGTCAAAAAAATATTCTTCAAAGAAACTGAAGTCGCCGCCAACTTGGCCTTGAACGGCGCCAAGCTGACCGGGGAAGCGGCCACCACCGCGGCATCGACTGGCTTGGCCGCAACCGAGGCCAGCGCCTGGGGCGTCACGGCCGTCGTCAAGGCCCTGGCCTCACTGCCGTTCCCGCTGAACCTGGCGGCCGGCGCTGCAACGCTGGCGGCTGTGGTGGCCATCGGCGCCAAGATGTTTGGCGGCGTGGGCGGAAGCAGTGTCAGCCTGTCCCAGCAACGCCAAGCCGCCAACGGCACTGGCACGGTGCTGGGCGATTCGTCCGCGAAATCGGAATCGATCGCGCACTCGCTGGCCATCATGGAGAAAAACAGCGGGCTGGGCCTGGCGCATACCATTTCGATGGACCAGTCGCTGAAACAGATGGTGGCTGGCATCGGCAACTTGGGCAACCTGCTGGCGCGCTCGGGCATTACTACCGCCGGCGCCGGCGCGACTGCCGGCATCGCCACCGGCAGCACGCCGACGCTGGGCAAGGTTGGCCAGGGCGTATTGACGGGGGCCGCGACATACGGCGGCGCCGTGCTGGGCGGCAGCATTGCCGGCGCCATGACCATGGGCACCATCGGCAGCAGCCTGACGATGATGGGCGCCGTAGCTGGTCCCATCGGCATGGCGATCGGCGCCGCGATTGGTTTTGTTGTGTCGAAATTGATCAAAACGTCCGTGTC